TACAGTATTAGCAAAATGTTTTAATAAGTCTTTTATCATGTCCAAATTATTTTTTTCAATTAAATTGATTTCTTCTTTTTCATTTATGCTATATAACTTATCTTTTATTTTTTTAATTTCTTTATCTAAATTTTCTATTTGTTCTATTATATATTTTGCAGCTGTAGAACTTTCATTTTGAGATAGTTGAATAGTAAGATTTCTAATAGCTTTTTCTTTTTCAGCCAGTTCTTTTTCTAATTCTTTCTTTTTGCAATATGCTTCAGATTTTAAATTAGATATATTGTTTCTTCTTCGCTCTAAATTTTTCATTAATTCACTATCGCTTTTGGCCATCTTTTTTAGTTCATTAATGATTAGTTCATCGGTAGCTTTTCCATTCAAATTTTTAACATTACATCTAGAACCACGAGATCTTTCTTTCATAAGACATTTATAGTAATAATATGTTCCATAAGATTTCTTATTAATAGATACTCTCATTTTAGAACCACATGAACATTTTAAAAGAGGAGTTATAAGCCCATATTGTCCTGTACCAGATCTAGGAGCCTTTTTGCTATTTTCTTTAATCAGATTTTGTACTTGTATCCAATCTTTAGATTCTATTATTCCTTCATGTTTTCCTACAGCTATAATCCATTCTTCTTCATCTTTTCTAATTATTTTTGATTTTTTTTCTTGGTGTTTATTAAATACCATAAGTCCGTGTATGCCATCAAAATCATTTTTACTACATGCTATGTCAGATTTAAGCGATTTAAAATACTCATAAGCTAATTCATCAGCTATTAAGTAAACTGGATTTGTTAAGATAAGTTTGAGTGATTTTCTATCAAAATAATTATTAGATCTAGTTTTTATATTATTTTCTAGTGTCCAACTTTCAAGTTTTGTTAGAGTTCCAAATTCTAAAAATTTTTTATATAAAATTTTAACTAGCTTTAATTCTTCTGGTATAGCAGATAATTTGTACATTTTTCTTTTATTCATGTCAGCATCATAGTATTCTATAGGCTCTGACTTATACCCTAAAGGTGTTCTACCACCTAGCCATCTACCAGAGCGTGCTAGTTGAAGCATATTATCTCTTATACGTTCTGCAATAGTTTCACGTTCTAATTGAGCGAAAACACTTGCTATGTACATCATAGCTCTACCCATAGGGGTAGAAGTATCAAACTGTTCTCTTACTGAAACAAAAGCAATATTATTGTCTTGTAATATTTCTATAGTATCAGAAAAGTCTGCAATATTTCTACTAATCCTATCTAATCTGTAACACATTAAAACGTCAAATTTGCCATTTCGAGCATCTTTTATCATACGTCTATATTCAGGCCTATCTGTATTACCGCCAGAAAAACCTTCATCTTCATAAATTAAGAAGTCTTCAATATTTGCAAAGTGCTTTTTAGCATATTCCTTGCACATTTCAATTTGATTTTGTGTAGATTCACCTTTACCAGTAAACTTACTTTTTCTAGAATATATTGCTATTTTCATGATAATCACCTTTTCCAAGATATTTGATTTTCAATTGATTCACTTTTATCTGTAGCTTTTGATTTTTTGCATAAATAGCTGCTACTTTTTGCATTCTTTATCACCCTTTCGTTTTTTAGGTCTAGCAGGTTTCAACCATTGGTCTTTAGGCCATCCTTTTTTTTATCCTTTTCCTAGATAATCTGATAGTTCTTTGGAATCCATAATATCTTTATTTATCAAACCATTCCTCCAAGAACATATGTTTGTATATATTATAGCATGTGAAAATTTATTTTATAAGATCAAAATATATAATTCTAAAACTCATAACAAAATTGTTTCTTGAATATGTTTTAATAGTCACTGCAAATTGACATTTAGAAGGTTTTATATAATAATATAATTAGCGTTAGTTTATTATAATAATGCTATATTTTTTATTTTTTGTGCTTTTAGAATCTAAAAAGAATTGTTCCAATACATATTTTAGCTCTCTAAGCTGACTATTTGCTTCGTGTTTTTTTGCAATTACATTAAGATCTAAAATTACATCAATAAGCGTATCGTTATTAGATTTAAAGTCTTTAATAACTTTGAAAATTTCTGAATAACTTGGTCCATCAATATCTTCAGGCAATGGCACTCTTATTGCTATTTGCTCAGATACTTCAGTTATTGACTTTGCAAAATAAGGGAAATCATCGTAATAAAGCACAGGAAATATTTTTTTACTATTATCTTTAAAAATTCTTGCAATTAAAGCTAAATAATCTCTATCATCTTGCGCTGCTATTGAAGTATCGATATATACTGGATTTGAAAAACATGAATTTAGACATTCGAATATCACTTCAGGTTCATTATAGTCTACGATTTCAATCAATGGAATAATTGCAGACTTTTGGCTTTCAGAAAGATTTTTTAACGCTTCTTGTTCCCCCTTTTTCCATTTTAAAATTGGCACATAAAATTTTGGTTCTTCTAATTTTATGGTGGAGGAAATATATTACAATATAAAAAATGAAGGGATATTAAAGTAACCCTTCATTTAATGCTTCTATTATATCATCAAATGGTACTCCATAATCTTTAGTTCTCATATTAATTGATGGATTAAACCTATTAAATCCACCAAATTTCATATCGTAAAAAACACCTTCACCATAAGATGGTCTTTCAACTTTATGATTAATACAGAACATAATTTTAGCACGAAGTACATCAAAAGAGTATCCTCGACCTTGTTTTTCTATTGCTCTAATTGTGCTATTAATGCCTTCGACAAAGGCATTAGTTATTCTGTAATCAAAATAATTGAATACTTCAGTTTTCCAAGCCTCAACAGACTTAATTACTTCGTCAAACTCTTTCATATCAGGTGGTATTTTTAGTTTCCATTCCTTATATCTTCTTAATGCTTCCTCTTTAGTTTTGCTATCATATATTTTAAAGAATTCTTCCTTTAATTCATATGCAACCTTTAATTCAGGTATCTCATTAAACCATGCATCTCTGAATGCTATATCAGGTAAAGGTTTTAAGTCATGCTCTCTTTTTAAGAGCAAGTATCTATCATGTTTTAATGCCTTAATTTGTTCTTTACTCAATTTCCCTTTGTAGGACTTTCTTAAAGTATCAAGAACCTTATTGGCAATTCTAAGCACATGATATTTGTCTGCTACCACGATTGCATTTGGTAGAGTTTCATATACTGCATCTCTATAAGGTGACCACATATCCATTGTAACAACTTCTACATTTTCAGGATTTCTTAAATTTCTAAAATACTCAACTATAGTAGCCTTATTTCTATTTGGAAGTATATCCATGATTGTATGCTCATCACCATTACATATTACAGCCCATGCCTGTTTTCTGTGTTTACCTTCTCTTTGTATATGAATTTCATCTATACCGATTATAGAAGGAGTTTCGATATCAAGTCCACATTCAAGATTATATTTCATTTCTTCAAGGAATATATCCCTGATTGTTACATTTGAAATATCTAATTCACGCTCTAGTTCAATGAATGAGCGTCTTTTTGACTGCTCGGCAATATAATCCCTTAGTCTGTTTGTTAAACGGCTCTTAGGGGCAATAGAATCGCTTAATTCATAAAATGTAGAGCCACATTCCATGCATTTATATCTTTTTCGCTTATATATAAGACCGACCTTTTTATCAAGAATGTTCTTATCTCTGACCTCTTGATTTCTACTACTATGAACTCTTAATCTTGGTTCTACAGTTCCACATTTAGGACAGATGTCAGGTTTATCTTTCTTTTCGACATATATCCTTATGTCATTTTCATTGTGTTTCAAATCAGTTATTTTGAATTCTGGAAGGTCTAACATCTTTTCTAATAGTCTATGGTCTGCCAATGTAATACCTCCTTTTAAGACAGCCCCTTGCAGGGGCTATAAATAATTATTCGTGTTTAGCATCATAATATCCTAATTTATATGCTTCAAAGTATCCTAAATGCTCTATTTTTTTAGTTGCTTCAATAACATCTCGAAGTTCTTTAATATCAATACCTGCATTTTCTAGTTTTTCAGCAAGAGCATTAAACTTTGTAGCATAGTTATTCCACACATCTTTAAATCTTGGATTATGAGATATAGGTACTTTTCCTTCTATAACATTACATATGTTTCTGCTAATTACTAACATGCTTCCACCCCCATACCAAACTCTTTTCTCAATTTTTCAATGAAATACATCTGTCCTTTACCTGTTATGAGGGTGGTTGTTCTGATTTTATCGCCTGTAGAAGTGTGGACTACGACTTCTTTTACCTCAAACAGTCCCATTTCCAAATATCGCTGAACAGGCTCATTCTTTCTTCTGCCTGATTTAATCAAATATCCATTATCTCTAAGCCACTTAAAGAGCCTATTTTGTCCTATTATTATGCCGTCGTTTTTTAGCAATTTAGCGTACTCACCAATAAGTATTCCATCTTCAGAGTTAGATATTGCTTTCCCAAAGTTTGTGTATGGTTTATCTTCTTGTATTTGTTTTTGTAATTTAGCCTTTTCTTCACGCTCTTTCTTTAATTCTTGGAATACTCGAATTGCTAAATCTGGGTTATTTAGAAGTTCTTCTGTTGCATACATTCCATGTTTACGGATACTTGGTAATACTTCGCTTGTTACCCAACGCTTAAACTTCTTTGCTGTTGGTAGTTTACTGCTTAATATCAAACTGTAAAGTCCACTTTCGTTGATTATCCATGTTTCTTGTATCCCACCATTTGTAGGGATGGGATGTTTCATCCTATCCTCTTCGTCAACATGTCGGACAATTGCTTTATGAGGTTCTTTATAATCTAATATTTTAGCAATATCATTACCTACAAAATATGGTTCTTTATTAATCATTAAAGTTCTAACTTTACCAAACTGTTCATTAGTAAACACTTGCAATTCGTTCATTTACATACCTCCTTGAATTTCACCCTCGAGGTATGCTATAATGAACATAGCAATACCCTTTGGGTGTTGTTGTGGTTTTAGGGATTCTGCAAACTTTGGCGAGGGAGCAGGATCCCTTTTAATTTACCCTTTTTTAGATTTTTCTTGTTCTTCAAGCCATTTTATAACTTCTGATTTCTTATAGCGTAGACTTCTGTCCTTTCCGTGATAAGGCATTCCTTGTTTACGCCATCTACTTGCAGTAGCCTTGCTGATTTTAAGCCAATCACATAATTCTTTAGTAGTAATCAATTCCTCTTCTTGCTTTTGAACCATTTTTCACCTCCTTAAATTAACATGTTAGGTTTCATAAGTTTTATAAGTTACTTTTATTATAAGTTACATAAGTTTCATTTGTCAATACTTTTTTTACAAATATTTTTCCAATAAAAAAAGACTACCAAAAGTAGTCTATTCTGCAAGATTTATATTTTAATCTTTCATACCATTATTTTACTCCACCATAAAATTAGAAGAACCGAATTTTTAAAAAGAAGAGCTGCTAAAAGCAGCTAAAGAATTATTATTTTTCTATGTATGCATTTTGTATTTTTAAATATTGCCCGTCTTTAACGGTAATATATTTACTATTTTCAAAATTATCATTAGTTATAATTGAATCTAAAGAACCTAAACTATCTTTTGAAACTTCAACATACGCCATAGAATTCTCTGCTATAACTTTATATTCACCTGCTGGGATATCGAATCCAACCTTGTACTTTCCTGATATATATTTACCATTAACTGGTTCATAAGCAGGAGCTTCTTCTACTGGTACTGCAAAACATCCTTTAAGTTCTAAATATTGTCCATTTTTAACTGTAACATATGTAAAATTTGAAAAGCTATCATTAGAAATTATACTATCTAGTGAACCGCTACTATCTTTATTAATAGCATAATAAGGCATAATCCCATCAGCGAATAATTTATATTCACCAGCAGGCATATCAGTCCCAATCTTATAAGTACCTGCTTTATATTTTGTTATTTGTTTTTCAGGTTCTTTTTTTTCTTCTGATGTTTGTTCTGCCATAGTTTCATTAGATTTATTTTCAGACTGTTCAACGAATGATTGTGTTTCTGATGTTTTAACATTTGAGTTATTTGAATCTTCACCGTCACTAGCTATAAGTGCTATCAAAAATACTACCACTAATGTAATAAACCACCATCTCTTGTAAAAAGGTTTTTTGATTTTTTGTTTTTGTTCACTCATATAATCGACCTCCTTGTATAATATAGTTTGTTATGTAGATTATATTTGATTTTGAATATAAGTTGATGTAATTTGTCAAATTGAAAATAGTTTTGAAATTAAATTATTTACTAAAAACTTTTGATATCTCTAATAGATTCCCAGTAATTGCATTTGCAAATTCTTCATCTGCTTTTATTACCCAAGAATTATCCTGCTTTACAAGATTTATATTTACAACTTTTTTAACCATAGGAATATCTTCGCTGTTTATTTTATCAAGAAGCATAGTTTCCATCATTGAATCCATATCACTTTGATTATTATTATCACTGAAAGCAGAAGATAAAGCTAATGTAAAAGCTTCTTTCATTAATTCAGCTATTACTTTACCTAAATTCGGTACAGTTATTTCAGTTTCAACAACAGCAGTGTTATTCTCTACTTTAGAATTTATTATTTTATATTCGAGTTTACTAAAGGCTTTTAGAAAAGCTTGGGTGGTTTTATCGTTTTGATTTACTTCAAAATCTTTTTTTATTTTTTCAATATTAAAATTTTCATTACCTTCTACATATTTTATAGCTTCAGTTATATTACCATTCTTATATGAATCTAAAAAAGACTTTACTGTATTTTCAGGTTTAGGGCCTGAACATGCACTCATAGTTACTGATAATGTTAAAATTAATAAAAAAGATAAAAGTTTTTTCATTTATAATATGCCGTTGACTTATATCTATAAAAACCTTATAGAAAGCAACGCATACCTATAAATTTTTATAGATTTATAGGTCTTATCCGATACTCCTATTATGAGGCTATAAGCCTACATAACTCGAAGTCGCTTTCTACTTTAATAGGATTGCACAGCTTTTTCATAAGCCAACGGTTTACACCTCCTGTTTTATAATTTTGCTGTGCCTTTTTATTGCCAAGCAAACATATATTTCTTGCTTCGTTTAAGTCAGTATTAACAATTTTGTTAATAACTTCATCCTTAAATAACCCTCGCTTAACTCGCTTTCCATTGAAAGCATTAGTTAAGTCAAGGTTGTATTGAGATAGTTCTTGAGATGTGTAGCTTTCATCTACGAATTTTATTTCTATTCCATAACCTTTGGCTTTGTATTAAATATTTTTTAACTGCTAATCAACCTCCTCACTTTTAAAAATTATATTATATTTACAATTTACAAAATCTTATGTGTCAAAATCCTGGAGATGTAAATTCCACCAAATCACCTCCTTATAAAATGTTGATTATTGTCGAAAATTGTCGAACTTATGTTCGAATTAAAAATAAAAAAATTATTCTATTGGTATATAGCCATAGAATACTCCTTTGTTACAAATTATCATATCCAAATCTTGCCCCCATATAAGTTTTAGTCTGTACTGCATAAATTCAGTTGTTACATTAAATGTGTCTGCTAGCTCATCGACTAACATATATGTATCGTAAGATACAGATACATTTTTAAGAATATAAATAGGACAGAGAAGGTAAGCTGCCATTCTTTTAGCTTGTTGTTCTTGCTTGTCCAAATTTATAGTATTAAAGTAATTAGTTTGATTTCCAATATGTAATAGTGCATGACAAAATTCTTCAGCTAACTCTTGTCTTTGTTTTCTATAACTTATGGTATTGTTAATTATAATTATAATTTTATTTTTTTTAATTATAGTTTTACTATCTTGTTTCATGTAAAAGACTTTGATATTTTTATAGTTTTGGATTATTCGTTCTAAATCTATGTCTTTAGGATATTTAACATTATTTTGTTTTAGTATATAATCAGCTTTATCTTCCAAATAACTTCTACGCATATTTGGTAATAAATCAGCTAATAACATTATGTCAAACTCCTTTTGATGTTTTTAATTTTTTTAAAATTACTTGTTATTTTATAGACTTAAGTATAGCAATATCTGTCATGTTCTTACCAGATACAGCTTCAATAACTGTTAAGTTTTTTTCTAAAGTATTAATCTTGCTAATAATTTCTAGATGCCTTTCAGCATTTTTAGATTCGACTTGAATTAGAAAATCTTTAATTGAATCTATTTTATTTTCAAGTTTTACTTGATTTTGTTCGAGTTTATAAAGACGTTCGTTGATTTGTTTTTGTCCTTCTTCTAAATTCAATTGTCTTTTTTCAAGGTTTTTTTGTCCTTCTTCAAGGTTATTAAGACGATTATTGATAGTTTTAATTTCATTTTCAAGATTTGAGAATTTTTCATTCATCTCAACATACATTTTTTCTAACAATTCATATACTTTGTTTTCCATATCAAACATCCTTTCTATTAATTTTTTTCTGTTCTTTTTCTACATTTGTTACTTCATAAAGTTCAGTTTATCTGATTAGTTTTAGTTTAGCAATATCATAGACATTTTCTTTAGTTATTGCTTCGAGCAGACCAATTTCTTCTTTGATTTCTCTAACATTGTTTTTAACTATTTCAATGTTTTCAGTGTTTCTGAATACTTGGTCATGTGTAGCGTTAAGTTTTCTTTCAATACGTTCTTGACCTTGTTCTAGATTAGATAGACGAGTGTCCATAGTGTTCAATTTTTCCTCAATATTTGTGATAGACTTTCTATTTTTGTGGATTTCATCTTTAAGTTCTCTTTTGGTGTCTTGTAGTTCTCTTTTAGTATTTTGTAGTTCTTTTTTAGTATCTTGTAGTTCTATATAGATTTTTTCTAACAATGTATAAATTTTATCTTCATTATTCATTTGAACACCACCTATTTATTTTAATTTTATTTATGAACAATTTTATTTATTTTCTTCATTTTCCCATTCATCAAATTGTTGTTGAATAAATTCCCAAGTTTTTAGTAGTTGTTTTATTTTTTTCTTGGGAGCATTTTTAAGGTCATGGAAAAGTATGCTTAATTCTGGGTCTTCTTTTATTTTTTTAAGAAGTTCTTTCTCCTCGGGTGTTAGTTCGTCTTCAAGAGTAAGTTCTTTTTCTGGATTGCGGATATCTGTACGACCTAGGAGGTAGTCTATTGAAACATTAAAGAAGTTGGCTATTTTCACCAAAAGCTCATTACTCGGTTCTCTTTTATTTGTTTCTATCATACCAATTGTAGATTGAGCTATATTTAATTTTTCTGCTAACTCAAATTGAGTTAATTTATAACTTTTTCTTAATTCTCGTATTCTAGTACCTATATTACTCATAAATTCTCACCACCTATACCTATATAAATTATAACACATGAAGTGATAATATCAAGAAAAACTGAGGAATTTATAGAAAAACCAAGATATTTTTAAATAATCACATAAAGTGATTTGCAATAATCGCAAATAGCGATAAATTTATATTTACAACTACACCATTAGTGATATAATAGTATATGAAAGGAGGTTGTGAATATGCAAAAAGATTTCAAATCTTTAAGACAAAAAACTAAATTAACTACAAAAGAAGCAGCTAAAAAACTAGGAATAAGTTTAAGTATGCTATACAAAATCGAACAAGGACATAGAAAACCTAGTGTTGATTTAATTCAGCGAATGAGTGAGGTATATAGCTGTTCTATAAATGATATTTTTTTAGCTTTAAAAATCACTAATAGAGATAATGAAATTACCGATATAGCCTAACAATATTCCAAACAAAAGGGGGGAAAGGGAATGGATAAAAACAATGAATGGGAGTTTCTTATTTCTTTATAGTTTTGAAAGCTTGTGTGAAAGCCTTGACTTGTTCAGGGGATAAATCTTTAACAACATTTAAAAAGTCTTTTAAATCGTCTCTTAAAGGTTCGGAAGTACCTTCTGGAGCAAAGAAATCGGCTAAAGTTATATTAAAATAGTTGCAATATTTAATTAAAAGTTGTAAAGATGGCAAGGAATTACCTTTTTCTATTTTACTAATAGTTGATGGGTCAACTGATAATTCTTTAGCAAGCTTATTAGCAGACAAATTATTTAGTTTTCTAAAATATGCAAAACGTTCACCAATCATCATAGCAATCTAACTCCTATTGAATATTATTCAACTTTAATAATATCAAATAAATTAAAAAAATAAAATATTGAATTAAATTCAAAATTATTATTGACATATTGAATTAAATTCAATATAATAAGTATTGAAAGGAGTGAAATCCAAATGTTAGGTCAAAGATTAAAGTATTTCAGAAATAAATTAGGGTTAACTCAACAAACAATAGCAGATAAGGCAGATATAGATGTAACAATGATATCTAAAATTGAAAATGAGAAGGCTAAACCTTCTTTACAGACGTTGAAACGCATAGCCCAAGCATTAGAAGTAGACATATCTGACTTATTAAAAGAAACTGAACAATCAGCCTAACAAGGGGGTGAGAGATATGACATTAGAAAAAAGAATTGCTGAATTTGAAAAGAAAGTGGCTGAACTGGTAAAGCAAGTCCAGCCGTTAACTAAAGTAGATGAAGATTTAATTTTAAAGTCAGCAATTAAAGCAGCAAAAATTGAAATTAGAGATTAATTTATAAGATTTTTACATATTAATTTAATTGTTTCTTCATCTGTTAAATCAAAATCAGGATTATTCATAATAGCAGCTAAAAGAAAAGATAATTTTACAGCTAACTGAAAAGATGTATTAGCCATACCTTGAATTAATCCTGTTATTACTTGGGTATCATTAAAACCTTTTTCTTTTAACTCTTTGATAATCTTTTGCTGGTTCTTAACTAAAGAATCAGTGTAAATAGGAAACAGATTTTTTTCTATTACTTCAACATATTTACTTATATTGTTAATGTTAATGCCTGCCAAGACTATCACCCCCTTCCTGTTTCTATATTTCTACAGGAAGAGGCGAAAACCTTCATACAAATTTCGACAAGGGGGTAAAAAGGATGAGCTTTATGACATTGGAACTTGCTATGAAGATGTATGAAAAAAATATTATTACAGTTTGTGCAGATGGAGAAGTATTGATAAGCATGGAAAAAGATGCAGTAGTAGATAAGAGATTACCTGGATATTTTCAACAAGTAATAAAAAATTGCAGAGAAGCATAGGACATTCTAGTAATTTCATAACATTTAATGAGGTGATGATAATATGGCACAACCAATTGAAGTAGTGGTAAATATTCCGGATAAAGAATATGCAGCTAAACTAATGTCGAGAGCAATAGCAGACATTATTGAAGGAAGAATAAATAAGCTACCACTAGAACAGAGAGAAAAAGCATATGAAATATTAATAAATGAACTTCGAAAGAGCATTAAAGAGGGTGATTGCAGTGACTAGAGAGCAGAAAATAGAGAGAATTGAAAAGTTAAAGAAAGAAATACTTGAAGCTCACAAGAAAGGGGACTGTTCATCTGAAATTGTTGCAAAAATTAATGAATGTACAAGGTTGGCATTAGAAGTTATTGAAGAAAGGAGGTGCCCTGATGAGCAAGACACCAAATAGGCAGAAAAGATTGTTTGTAATCAAGTGCACAGGAAAGGAACTTTCTGAAAAAGTGAGAGAGATGACAGAAAAGCTTAAGTTTTTAAGGGAGGCTAAATAATTAACTTCTAACTTAATTATACATTAGAAAGGTGGTGAAAAAGAATGAGGAAGTACTGTGGAATTATTTACAAAAAGGCAAGAATTGATGCAAATTTAACACAAGAACAAGCAAGTGAATTGCTACCAATACCTAAGAGAACATTGAGTGCATATGAAAATGGAGTTTTATTACCATCTGGAGAACTAGTTTGTAGAATGATTGAAGTCTATAATGCAAAGTGGCTTTGGTATATGCATTTAAAAAATAATGACCCAGTAGGGAAAAAGTATCTTCCAGATATAAATTTAGGAAGATTATCAGCTAATGTATTAAGACTTCAAAAAGAAATGGCAGATGTATATAAAGCAAATAATTCATTAATAGAAGTAGCTTGTGATGATGAAATATCAAAGAATGAAGAGAAAAAATGGAACATAGCTCTTAAAGAGATAAAAGAATTAATGAGTGCTTGTATATCATTAATGATTTCAAACTAAATCGTTAAAGTGGAGGACGGTTAAAGAATGAAAATAATAAACATAAAAAAAGAAGCCCTTTAGAATTGGGCCCAATAAAATATAAGCGCTACTCTTATTATAACATAATGGGGAACTATCCGACAAGGAGATGAGAGTATGAAAGATTATGATAGAGATAAATATTTTGATGAAGAGGATGAAGAAATAGAAAAACATGAAATAGACTTTGAAAATCTTGGACAAGGTTGGGAGTACTATCTTGGAATAGGTGAGAATATACCATCTTATTTGAGATAAGGGGGAATACTATGCAAGCAAATGTGCTTGTTAAAACTATAGGATTAAGTCATGAAGAGTGGTTAAAGTGGAGACAAAAAGGTATCGGTGGAAGTGATGCAGCAGCAATAGCTGGTTTAAATCCTCATCGTTCACCTATAAAAGTATATCTTGAAAAAATTGGACAAGCAGAGCCAGAGGAAGATAATGAAAGAATGAGAATAGGAAGAGATTTAGAACCTTATGTGGCATATAGATTTAGTGAAGCTACAGGATTAAAGGTAAGACGTAGAAATGCAACATTACAACATCCTAAATACCCTTATATGATTGCTGATGTGGACAGGCTTATAGTCGGTAAGGATGAAGGGTTAGAGTGTAAAGTTACAAACTCCTATGCAAAGAAAGAATGGGAAGAAGAAATACCAGTACATTACGAAATACAATGCCATCATTATATGGCTGTAACAGGATATTCAGCTTGGTGGATTGCAGTACTTATTGGCAATGAAAAATTCGTTTATAAAAAAATTGAAAGAGATGAAGAGATAATAAACTATTTAATTCAAATTGAAAAAGACTTCTGGGAAAATCATGTACTAAAAAGAGAGATGCCTGCTCCAGATGGTTCTAGTGCAGCAGCTGAAATAATCAAGAAAATGTATCCACAATCAAAATCAGATTCATTTATTGAACTTAGTCCTAACAAATTCAAAAGCAAACTTCAAAGATTAGATGAAATTAAAGAATTAATGAGCAAACTTGACGAAGAAAAGAAACAAATAGAACAAGAAATTCAGATTGAAATGGGAGAAAATGAAATAGCTTTAATTGGTGATAGGAAAGTAATCTGGAAATCAATAACTAGCAATAGATTTGATTCTAAAAAGTTTGCTAAGGACCATCCAGACCTTTATAAAAAGTATGTAAAACAAAGCTCATACAGAAGATTTCAAATTAAATAGGAGGTTATGAAAGATGTTAGAAGATGCAAAAGTAACTATTAGCCTTAAAGATTTAGATATGCTTAGAGATGCTTATAAAGAACTTGAAGCTATAAAAAATAAAATTGCTGGGGCAATAATTGTAAGAGAAATTCCGAATGGAGAAAAAGAACCTATTATTGAGATTAACGTTGACTTATATGAAATTGATGATTTGGTTAAAGATTATTTTGCATGGCGCAAAGAAAAATATGACTGGATTCATGATGTATATAGTAATTATGAGATTAAAACAAAATATGCTTATTTTGAATTAGTTAATTTAGAGGAGGATGAATAAAGATGGCAAGTAGTAAAGTTAAAAATGCATTGGCTAAAAAAGCTAATGGTAATGAAGTTCAAGAAAGTAAAAAACCGAAAACTATCGCACAATGGATTGAAGCAATGAAACCTGAAATAGAAAAAGCACTTCCTAAACATATAAGTGTTGATAGGATTGCAAGAATAGCACTTTCAGCTAGCAGAGTTAATCCTACACTAGCAGAATGTACTCCAATAAGTTTTATGGCCAGTTTGATGCAGGCCAGCCAATTAGGACTTGAAGTAAATACTCCACTTGGCCAAGCTTATATTATTCCGTATAAAAATAAAGGCAAACTTGAAGCACAATTTCAGCTTGGTTACAAAGGTTTGGTAGACCTTGCATATCGAAGTGGACAGTTTAAAAGTATATATGCACATGTGGTATATGAAAATGATGAATTTGAATTCGAATATGGGCTAGAGCAGAAATTAATACACAAACCAGCAAAATCAAATAGAGGAAATCCAATTTGGTATTATGCAGTTTACCATTTAAAAAATGGAGGATATGGATTTGAAGTTATGAGTGTTGAAGACATCAAAGAACATGCAAAAAGATATTCTCAAAGTTTTAATAGTAAATATAGTCCATGGCAAAACAATTTTGATGAGATGGCCAAAAAAACTGTACTCAAGAGGGTTTTAAAATACGCTCCACTTTCAGTTGAGTTTATGAGGGAAGTGGCCCAGGATGAAACAATAAAACATGAAATATCACAAGATATGACTGAAGTTCCATCAGAAAATATATTTGAAAATGTAGAATATGAAGTTAAAGATGATGTAAAAGAAGATGAAGAAAAAAATAACGAACAACTAGAAGGACAGATGAACCTAACTGATATTAGTTAGTCCTCCTTATAAAATAGGAGCTTGGAGCATTAAGCTCTAAGCTCCAGACTAAAGAAAAAGAAAAGTTAAAGTTGGTGATAGCTTGGATTACATAAAAGAAATAAATGCCTTTTATGATTGGCTCGAAACAAATTCTTTATCTTCATCTGCCATTGTTTTATGGCATGCTTTGATGGCCATAAACAATAAATGCGGATGGATAACGGAATTTGCTGCAGCCACATCAGTCCTTGAAATAAAAACAGGACTTACAAGGCGTACTATAGAGAGAGCAAGAAATGAATTAAAGCAAAAAGGAAGAATAAATTGGAAATCACGAAAAGGAAATCAATCTGCTGTTTATACAATAATTCCATTTGTGCGTAATGATGACGCACAATCTGTCGCACAACCTGTCGCACAAAGTGTCGCACAAAGTGTCGCACAAACTATTGTGCGTAATGATGACGCACAATCTGTCGCACAACCTGTCGCACAAAGTGTCGCACAAACTATTGTGCGTAATAATGACGCACAATCTGTCGCACAAAAATGTATTGTGCGTAATAATGACGCACAATCTGTCGCACAAACTATAAGTAGTAGTAATACTAATACTAATATAAATACTAATACTAGTATAAGTAGTAGTAATACTAATACTAATATAAATACTAATACTAGTATAAGTAGTAGTAGTACTACTACTAAGAAAAATATGGGAAATTTTAACACAAACAAATATTTTAAAGAACTTGCTAAATTATATGAGCAGTGTATATGTACACCAGATGAATTAACTGCTGATTGGATAGAAAGTATTTTGGAGATGTATAGCTTTGAATGGTGTAAAAATGCAATTTTAGAAGCTAAAAAAAGAGGTTATGGGGGAAAAGGGTATCGTACTAAAAAGTATGTTGAGGGAATATTGCAAAATTGGAAACGAGACGGTGGTATGAAGTTAAAAAAAGACAATAACAACAGTAACAAAGATAGCAATAAAACATTTCAAACTAGATTTCACAACTTTGAACAGAGAACTTCAAAATACACAGCTGAAGAGTTAGATAGAATAGCGAGAGAGAAGTTTGAGAGAAAATTAAGAGAAGTGAAGAGGTGAAGTTGTATTTAATGGAGGTGGGGAGGTTGAGTCGTGAGAGTGTTTTAGACTTAAGATACAACATTTCAGCATTAGTAATAGCTGCATTAAGGAGAGATGTATATATACCAGAGCAAGCATTTGCCATTATCGCAGGAAAAGAGTATAAATTCACAGACAAAGATATAGAAGATATGAGAGCACTAAAAGAAAGTGGTTTGACGTATGAAGAAATAGGTAAAATATATGGACTTTCAAAAGACAATGTATATGCAAAATTGAAAAGAAGAAAGAAAAAGTTAGTTAAGAACTAAAATAAGATTTTGTGGTGGTAAGTATATGGTTGAGTTATCTTTTTCTAAAAACAAATGAAAATAAATATACAGTTGAAGAAATGATAAAAATTAAAAACTACTTGAAAGAAGTCGGCATACTAGAAGAAAGTGAGGGATAGAATGAACTGTTTTGCATTAGAACTCTCAAAAGCAATAGAACAGTTAGCTATCGAAAGAGGCATGAGTGTTAAACTTTTGATAGGACAAGCATTAGAAATGTTGCAAAGGAGTGGATGGGATGGATCTACTACAAAGCATTAGGCAAGCTGAAATTCAGCTTGAAGTTGCAGAAAGTATATTTAATCATGCAGAAGATCCTGAACTTATAGATATAGCGATTATAGATATGTTATCAGCCGAGAAAAAGCTGAATAGATTAAGAAAATTAGCAAAAAAAGAAGGTGTGAAAAGTGGAAATTATATTACCAGTTTTAGATAAAAAGGAAGATTGGGCTCAACATCAACAAAAATTAATGGAAGAGTTTAAAGAATTGAGTTTAGCATTAGCAACAACTAATATTTACGGGGAAGAATCAATTGAGAATATAGTAGAAGAAGCATTAGATGTGATTCAAGTTTGTATAGGGATACTAGACAGAGTAAATGAAAACAATCCAAGAATTTTAAAAAATAAACTACAGCATCATGTGGTTAAGTTAGCAAACAGAGGGTGGAAATTTAAAGAAGTTTTAAGGGTGGTAGAAGATTAAAATGGGAATGATATGGACTAAAGAACAGTATAAGCAGTATCTTGAAAAATTTAATAAAAAGAAAAACAAATATAACGCTAGAAAGGTAGTAGTAGATGGAATAACATTTGACAGTCAGAAAGAAGCACAGTTTTATTGTAAACTCAAACTACTAAAACAAGCAGGAGAAATAAGAGATTTTGGTATTCAAGAAAAATTCGAGCTTATACCTAGTTTTGAAAAGAATGGGTGTAAATATAGGCCAATAATATACATAGAAGCATGATGCACACAAAAGAGTGAGAGGTGCTCTTAGACAGGTGAGGTGGGGCAAATGAATTACTACAAAGCTACAGAGAAGTTTTTGTATAACTATAAACCTTTAAAGATTAGTATAAAGAATATGGAAAGTGAGTTAGAGGAATTAGAGCCTATTGGAGTATCTGCTATTAATTATGAAAATGAAAAGACTGGTATTACATATAAAATTAATAAGATTGTTGAAAATGAAGCTATAGATTTGATAAGCAAAAAAGAATTGCTAAAAGACAGAATTGAGAAAACTAAAAGATTAGTAAATAGAATAGAAAGAGCATTAGAAACATTAAATGATTCAGAAAGAAAAGTAATTGAAAAAAGGTATTTTGAAGCTAAACAATGGTTTGAAATAGCTTATGAAGTGAAATATAGTGAAAGATGGTGTAGGGATATTAGAAAAAGGGCAATAGACAAGTTGCAAGTTTCTCTGTTCGGAGTTACTTCCGTTTTACTTCCTTTACTTGATAGTCAAAAGAATATATTATGATATTGAGCAGAGATCTACTTCACATGGTTATCCCTTTTGACACTACCCCCTAACGGGGATAGAAGGTGATTTTATGAAAAACAAGATTAGTGATAGAAGATTTAAGAAATCAAAGTGTTATAAATGTATATGGTTAACGAAAATTAATAGAAACAGAGTTTATTGTCCTTTTTTTGCTTGTATTAGAATAAATAATAGGGAATAATGTCGAAACTTGCGATAAAAAATTGGAGGATATCCCCTAGAAGATGAAAAATTACATTTTGATTGCGAGGAGATAAAAGTTGGTTTTAATATTTTAATAAAAAAAATACAACAGATTGATCTAGCTATAAGGAACCATAAGAAAACTTGTAAAAATAATAATGCTTTAATGAAACAGAGAGAAGAATATTTAGAAAAAGTTTTAGTCTTTTGTAATTATAATTTAATTTTATATAAAGATGTATTGAAACAAAATAATATATTTGAAAATATAGAGCCTTAGGACTCTTTTTTCATGTTCAAAACAACTCAAATAAGTAGGTGGTGAGGTTGAATGAGATAAAAGAAAAAGTAAAAGCTGACTATTTGAAAGGATTAAAATACAAGGTAATATGTGAGAAATACGATTTAAGCATAAATACATTAAAGTCTTGGATAAAAAGATATAAATGGTCTGATGAAAAGAAAAAGGGTGCACACAAAAATAAAAGGGGTGCACCCTTAAATAATAAAAATGCAATAGGAAATAAAGGAGGAGCACCACCTAAGAATAAAAACGCTGAAAAACATGGATTTTTTTCAAAGTATCTTCCTGATGAAACATTAGAAATTATTCAAGAGATAGAGCAGAAAAATCCTATAGATATACTTTGGGAAAACATACAGATACAATATGCAGCGATAATAAGAGCTCAGAAGATTATGTATGTAAGAGATAAAGAAGATATTACAAAACACCTTAAAAAGGAAAAGGATGGAGATATATTCACAGAAAAAGAATGGGAATTTCAATATGCTTGGGATAAGCAGGCTAATTTTTTGCGAGCACAATCTAGAGCAATGTCTGAACTTAGAAGCATGATAAAGAGATATGAAGAAATGTTAAAGTCAGATTTAGCAACAGAAGAGCAGAAATTAAGGATACAGAAACTAAAAGCTGAAATAGATAAAGTAAAAGATAAAGATGACGACAAAACAATAGAAATAGTAATCAAAAGGAGAGGTGAGGATATATGATAGTAAAAGAAGTTAATCCTCACTTTGAAGAATTTTTATTTGACTGGAACAATAAGTTTTATTTTTTGGTTGGTGGATATGGTTCATCTAAAAGTTATCATGCAGCATTAAAAATTATATTAAAACTTTTAAAAGAAAAAAGAAAAGCTTTAGTTGTAAGGGAAGTATATGACACAATAAGAGATAGTTGTTTTGCTTTGTTTGAAGAAATAATAATTGAATTAGGATTAGATGATAAAATAAAACTTACAACTTCCCCAATGCAAATAAGATTTCCAAATGGTTCTAAAATAATTTTTAAAGGGATGGATAAACCATCTAAATTAAAATCTATCCATAATGTAACTATAGTATGGATAGAAGAATGTTCAGAATTAAAATATGAGGGGTTTAAAGAGTTATTAGGCCGTCTTAGACATCCAACTTTACCACTACATTATATATTAACCACTAACCCTGTAAGTGAAGATAATTGGACATATAAGCATTTTTTCAAGGATGAGGAGAAAAACATTTATAAATTAGATGATGAAGAGCTTTATGATAGAAGAATAATTATAAAAGATAACACATATTATCATCACTCTACTGCTGATGATAATTTATTTTTACCTAAAAGCTATATAAAGCAGTTAGATGAACTTAAAGCGTATGATCCAGACCTGTATAGAATTGCAAGAGAAGGAAGGTTTGGAGTAAATGGTGTAAGAGTACTTCCACAATTCGAAGTATGGCCACATTATAAAGTTATGGAAGCGGTTAATAAAATACCAGACAATATGAAAAGGGCAGGGTTTGATTTTGGATTTGAAGTATCGTATAACGCTTTACTTAGAATAGCCATAGACCATGAGAAAAAATGGTTATATATTTACTGGGAGTACTATAAAAGAAAAATGACTGATGATAGAACAGCTATAGAGATAGCTGAATTTAAGAAAACTAAAGAATTAATAAGAGCTGATAGTGCAGAACCTAAAACTATAGCTTATTACAGACAACAAGGTTTTAATATTGTCGGGGCTAAGAAATTTAAAGGTAGTAGACTCCAAAATATAAAAAAAGTAAAAAGATTTAAGAAAATAATTTGTTCTGAAGATTGTCCAAATACAATCAGAGAACTGAAAAACTTAACCTACAAAAAAGATAAAAACGGAAATCTTATAGAAGACGAATTCAATATAGACCCACATACTTTTTCAGCTATATGGTACGCTTTAGATGGGTATGAAGTAGCAGATCTTAAAGACAGAAAGAACTATTCAGGTAAAGGTGCTAGAAGGTGGTGATAAAGTGATAGATTATCAGTTATTCTTGAAGGCAGAACTTGAAGGTTTATATGGTAGTCAAGTACTTAAGGACATGAAAGATATAATAGCTCTGTATGATTTTTATGAGGGGAAAGGGCAAGATTGGACAACACCTATTGACCTTGACTATAAACCAACTAAAATCAAGACGAATAAAGCTAAAAAACTCATAAAAGAAGAAGCTAGGTTTATGTTTTCTAGAACACCAGAGATAACGATTAAGGCTTTAGAGAAAAAGGACGAAGAAAAAGCTAAAAAGTTACAGTCTGTAGTTGATGATGTTCTTAAAAAATCAAAGTTTCCAGATAAACTTATAAAAGCAGCTAGGGACTGTTTTATAGGAAAAAGAGTTGCTTTAAAACTTAATGCTGATAAAAATAAAGGAATTAAAGTTATATTTAGACCGTCATTAGAGTTTATATATGAAACGGATCCAGAGGATGTTGATAATCTACAGAAGATTATCTTCTTTTACGGTCAAAATGATAGTGAAAATAAATCAGAACAAAGAATCTGGAAGCAAGTATATTGGTTACAAAATAATAAATGTTATCTGACAGAGGGTGTATATGATGGATATGGTAATCTTGTAGAAAGCATCAAAGAAAATGAATATATAGGGATAGACTTTATACCATGCACGATAATAGTTAATGATGGGCTTACTGGTGATATGAACGGAGAATCTGATATAGAAGAACTTAGAGATAATCAAAACATATATAATAGATTAAAATCTGATGATGTAGATGCACTTAAGTTTAATATGTTTCCTGAAAGAGTTGCTATAAATGCATCAGAAAACAGTCTAAAGAATTTAAAAATAGCTCCTGGTGCATTAGTTGACCTTCAAACAGATCCAACTTCTGAAAATCAAGCTGACTATAAAACTGTAGAGAGTAAATTCTCTTACGATAGTAGATTTGAGAATACTATCAACAGAATTAACAACGATATGTATGATTTATTAAACGTACCTAATATTAGTCTAGAGCAACTTAAAGGTCTTATGCAGTCAGGTAAGAGTATGAAAGCATTATACTGGCAGCTTATAACTCGTTGCAATGAAAAATGGGCTGTATGGGGGCCTGCTCTCGAATGGATGGTAGAAAAAATAATTATTTTATATAAGACGTTTGTAGATAAAACATTAGATATTGACTTTGGTTATAGTATCAATATTGAATTATTATATGCTTTACCAGAGGATGATGAAACTGAACGTATAAATGATTTAGCAGAAGTTAGTGCACAGGTAAGAAGCAGAAGATCTTATATAGAGAAATGGGGAATTGCTGAAGATTCAGAGGAAGAGTTGCAACAGATTGCAAAAGAACAAGCTTTATTGCAAGATTCATTTATTGGTGGGGTTAATCATGAACTAGGTGATGAAAAAGATGAGAAATAATAGTGAGTATCAAGAACTCATTAATAAGGCTAGAAATAATCATTTAAGATTATATGAATCTAGTTATAAAGAAATAAGAGATATTTATAAAGATGTTTCTAAAGAATTTGATATTAAGTATATTCAAGCTAAAAGAGGAAGCCTTACTGAAAGATTTGCTAAAGACTATATGAAAGTAGTTAACAAACAACTGAAAAAAATGATAATTCAGATATTTCTTTCGGATAAAAAATTTATAAAAAAAGCTGCTGAATATGCTAACGAAATACAGCTATCATTTTTTAATATCCTTGGACAAAAATATGGCATGGATATTGATAGGACTTTTAGGACGGTACTTAGTAGAGTTCCTGAAGAAGCAGTTGCTGAAATAATGAATGGTCTTATGTATCACGATAATAAAGGCCTTTCAGAAAGAATATGGATTGATGCTGAACTAATGAAAAAAGATATAGGATATATGCTTCAAAAAGCTATAGTTGAGAAAAAATCAGTAGAAGAATTTGCTAAGGATATACAAGTGTATGTAAATCCAGATGCAAGGATTACATGGGAATGGAATAAAGTTTATCCAGGAGTAGGAAAAAGAAAAATTGAGTATAATGCACAAAGGCTTGCAAGAACTTCAATCAATCATGCATTTTTCTTATCTAATGTAAGAAGTAGCATGAAGAATCCTTTTGTAGAAGCTATGCATTGGGAATTATCAGCTTCACATATGGTGAGACAAGTAATTCCTTTTGGAGAAGATGAATGCGATATATATGCGAATCATGATGAAGGATTAGGAAAAGGAAATTTCCCAATAGATAAAATTCCTTTACCTCACCCACAATGCCTTTGTAGTCAATGGCCAGTAATACCGAAAAGTATAGAAGAAATAGGAAATGAGATTAGAAAATGGTTAGATGGAGAGAGTAATTCAACGTTAGATTCTTGGTATAATGAGTTTGGTAAAGAATTTGCTGGGTTAGGTAAGCAAAATGGTACCCCATATGCATTTAGGAAGAAAGAATCTATTTCTAATTGGCTTGAGCGACAATCAAGAGACATTCAAATATCATTCTTAGGTGGAAAGAAAAAATGGTACTTATACAATGCAGGAGTTCTTAATGAAAAAGATTTTTCAAAGCCTTGGAAAGAATTAAAAAATGACAGAAATAGTGCTATAATAGTAGTACAAAGAACTTTAACAGATGGTTTTAAGTGGAAAAAAGGCAAACTAGAGAAACATGTTAATAAAAGAAAGAAAAAAGGACATATACCAAGTGTTTGGACTGAAAAAGATTATCAGAATAGAATAATGGAAATAATCCAAAATAAGAGTTCTGATGTTTTTCTTTATTACAACAAAGGATTTGATCAAAAATATTTTGTTTTTGGAGATAAAGAATGGATAGCCATAATAGGAGAAAATGGAATAATAGATACAGCCTTTCCACCTGATAAAGGATATGACTACTATCTGAATGAGCAGTTAACAGGAATTAATTATATGTCGACTATTGAGGAGTTGTATAAAAATGATTGATTTAGATAAATTAATTGAATCATATGGGATAGATGTATCAGATGATTTAGAGGTAAGTCCATTTGAATATGTTGAAACATTTTTGATTAGAAGTGAGATTGAAAATAATTATGAAAAATTAAATGAGTCTCAAAAGAAAAAACTAGAAGAGTATGATAAGATTTTACTAAAAAGAGCAAAAGAATTTGTTCGCTATTTAAAAGAACCATTTCCAGGTTGGGATAACAAAGAACCTAAAGAGCATTGGTGGTGGCATTTGGATAAAATTTAATAGTGGTGTATTAAAAAGGAAATGGACAGGTTAAATCAACACTCTTAAATGAGTGTTTTTATTTTGCCCTTTTTTGGTATTGTTAGGGTTAAAAGAAACAAGACTGCAGCTGGAGCCAACCAGCATAAAAAGGTAAGCAGAACATTAAGGAGGTTATGTATATGGACTTAAAAGAATTGCTTGGTGAAGATTTATACAATCAAGTGCTAGAAAAAGCAGGAGATAAAAAAATAGCAATAGTGTCAGATGGTAATTGGATTCCTAAAGAAAAATTCGATTCAGTTAATGATGAAAAGAAGCAATATAAGCAGCAAGTAAATGACCTTAATAAAGAATTAGGTAAACTTAAAGAACAACTTAAAGATAATGAAAATGAAAAAGTTCAGGAAACTATTAAAAAGCTTCAAGAGCAAATTGCAGAGAAAGAAAAAACTATGTCTGAAGTTAGAAAAAATGCTGCAATAGAAATGGCTATAACAAAAGCTAAAGCTAAAAATACAAAGGCAGTAAAGGCTTTATTAGAATTTGAAAAATTAGAAGTAAATGAAGATGGTACCATCAAAGGATTAGAAGAACAGCTAACCAAATTAAAAGAAACTGACCCTTATTTATTTGAAGAAGGTGATAGCATTAGTGGGACTGGTGGAACTGGCAACTTTGGAAGACGTAGTAATAACGAGCATGTTGGAGATGTAAATGAGTTTATAAAAGTGATTCATGAAAATCAAGCTAAAAGAAATTAATAGGAGGTAGATAATATGGCAGATACTACTTTTTTAAAGGATAATTTAACGGGTTTTGTTCCAATAGAACAGGCTGCAGGTATTATGAAAGATGTTGCAAGAGGAAGTTCTATACTTAGACTTTCTAAAGTTGAACCTATGAAATCAGATAAGAAAAAATTCTCTATAATGACAGATGGCCCGGGTGCATATTGGGTAGGAGAAACTGAGAGGATTCAAACTAGCACTGCTCAATGGATATTCCCAGAAATGGAAGCAAAAAAGTTAGGAGTTATTATTCCTGTAACAAAGGAAAAACTTAACGATACTACTATTAATGTGTTTGGAGAATTGAGACCTGCTATAGCTGAAGCTTTTTACAAAGCTATAGATGCAGCTTGTTTATTTGGTATTAATTCACCATTTGCTAAGTCAATAATTTCTGTTGCAGATGGAATCGATAACGAAATTGTATTAGGAACTGCTGCATCATTAGATTTAGATGTTGCAGACTTAATGGCATTAATTGAAGATGCAGGATTAGATGTAAATGGTTTTGCAGCACATTATGGAATTAAGAACTCTCTAAGAAAACTTAGAGATAATAATGGCAATCAATTATTTGTTTCAGGAGTAGATCAAAATGAACTTTACAATAACCCAATTGAATTTGTTAGAAATGGTGCATGGGATAAAACTAAAGCAGAAATAATTGCTGGTAATTGGAATTATTCACTAGTTGGAATTAGAGCTGGTATTGAGTATGAAATCCTTAAAGAAGCAACACTTCATACTGTAACAATGGCAGATGGGAAGCCTTTAGCACTTGCAGAGCAAGATATGATAGCAATTAAAGCTACTATGAGAATTGGTTTTTTACCAATTAAAGATGAAGCTTTTGCAATATTAAGACCTGCTGGATTTACTATTTCATAATTTGAGGGGGTTATCCCCTCTTTTAATTTATAATTTGTTTTTAAGGAGGAATGAGTAAAATGCCTAAGTATTTAAGAGGGAAGAAGGTTATACAAGCTACAGAAAAGGCTTATAATGTTATCTATAAATCTCAAGGATATAAACCTTTAGAAAAAGATGAAACACAAAAAGAATTAGAAAGCTTGACTGTTGATGAATTGAGACTAATTGCTAAAGAAAAGGGTATTGAAGGTTACAGTAAAATGAAGAAAGATGAATTAATAGCAGTGATTGAGGGTGAATAATCATGACAGCTCTTGACGAATTGAAATTTAATTTACGAGAAGAAGTAAATCCTTATTTTTCTGAAGCTGAACTACAAATGTTATTAGACAGATATAAAATAGGAGAAGATGAAGAAGGTAATCCGATATATGATATTAATGCTGCAACATATGAAGGGTTATTAATTAAAGCTGAAGATGATAGTATTAAGCTTCCTGGTTTAGATATTCCTTCATCACAGAAGTATTATCTTAGACTTGCTAAAAGGTTTAGAACGAGTAGAACAGGAAATATTAAAAGGGCTGATGAATAATGATAAATAAAGAAAAAATAAAACTTAGGATAGCTAAAGCTATAAAAAAACTTCCTGAAACTGTAACCGTTAAAAGAGAAAGTTTAGACAAGTTTAATCAACCTACTGGAGATTCTGTAGATGTTTGTACAATAGAAGGGTTATATCATAAAGGGAATACAGTAATCAGTGTATCAATAGGAGAAGGTGGCATTGTAAAAGGTAATAAGAAAGAATATTTCATGGTTGTATATGATGAGAATGCAAAACTTATACAAGAGGGAGATTATTTTGAACTAAAAGGACATAAATATGTAATTCAAGACTTAGGTAATAATAATGATATTTATTTAGACATGCTCATAGAGAGGATGTGATTTTGTGGGTTTTAAAATAGATATAGCAAGAGCATTAAGGGGATTAGCAGAAGCAGAAACAAAAATGAAAGCTGCAGTAGGAGTATATGCTGATAGTGCTGGAAAGAAGATGGAAGCACATGCAAAGCAAAATGCTCCATGGACAGATAGAACAGGTCAAGCAAGGCAAACAATAGAAGGTGGACATGAATGGCAAGGTAATAAATGTATAGTATATGTAGCTGGTAATAAAGAATATTCTCCATACCTTGAATTTGCAAACGAGAAAAAATATGCCACTTTATATCCAACTGTTAAGAAAATGGCTCCTGAAATATTAAAAGGCATGGCAGGACTGTTAAACAGAAGTAGGTGATAAGGCTTGTATCCATGGCAAGAAATAATGCTTAATCTTAAAAATGATGGATTTGAAGTATATCCTCCTGGAATTAAAAGAGGAAACTGTGAAAGTCCTTATGTAGTTGTTAAAGATGATATACAAAGTCCAATAGCAGGAACTAATAAGATTGGTTATAAAATAATTGACCTTATTATTTTTTATCCATTAAATAGATATTCAGAAATAGAAAATTATAAGAGACAAATTAAATCTTCAATGGATAAATTAAAATTCATTAGAAAGACTGGTAATGAAACGCCAGTAATAATTGATGATGACAGAAAAGCGTATACAACAAGTATAGAATATATAGTTTATAAAAAAATAGGAGGTTGATTTTATGCCACTTTTAGAAGGTATGGCATTAGTTAATATAGTTAGAACAGAAATAGTAACTGAGGAAGATACACCACAAACTTATGTTTTTGAAACTGCAGATGAAGCAACTGTTGAGCCACACATAAGTGAAGGGCAAGAAAACATTCTTAGAGTAAAAAATCAGATTTTAGCTATAGATAGAACAGAAGATATTGTTGTTGGATATGACTTAACTTTTAAAAATAACACTTTAATACCAGAGCTTCTAGCTTTAATAGATGGTGGAACTTTAACTTATGATGAAGTGGATACAACTAAAGTAATAAAATACGAAGGACCTGAATCAGGTAAGACAGTAAGCAGAACTAAGTTTACTTTAAATGTTTATACCGAAGAAAAAGATGAATCTGGGGATACAGTTAAATATGCTAAGTTTACTTTTAAGCATTGTAAAGGCAAACCTGTAGGATTCAGCTTAAAAGATGGTCAATTTTATGTACCTGAACTTAAAGCAGAAAGTAGACCAAAAAGTGGAGAAAAACCTGTTATTATTGAATTTTTAGATGAGTTGCCATCATTATAAAATATTATAAAATTTATTGGAGGGATAATAGATGCAAGTAACTAGTCTAGATAAATTAAAAGAAAAGGCACAAGGACAAATAGTAGAATTCCCAGGATGGGATGAAGAACCTTTTGTAGCAAGAGTTAAAAGAGTTTCTCTGTTAGGTCTTGTTGCACAAGGGAAAATACCTAATAGTTTGCTTGGAGCGGCACAAAAACTATTTATACAAGGTGTAGATGAAAAAACTAATATAAAAGAAGTTTATGAAGTAGCTAAAGCAATAGCTAAAGATACATTATTAGAGCCTTCATTAGATCAACTAGAAGAAATTGGATTAGAACTTACTGATGAACAATTGATTGCAATCCTTAATTATTCACAACAAGGGGTGAAGGCATTAGAATCATTTCGTACAAAGCAGTCAGATATTAAGAATAATAAGTCAAAGTAACTATTATAACAAAATGCCGTCTGAAATATTAAATATAAATGATGATTATATAGCATTCTGTTTCAATGAAGCTTGTATGTATATTTTACAACAGTTAAATGAAGGTAAAATACCTAAATGGAAAGATAAAAAATCTACTAAAAATAATACAGCTTTAATTGAATTTATGCAAAAGCACTCTTAAAACAGGTGCTTTGTTTTTTTACAAGAAGGTGATACTTTGAGTATAAATGCTGGTACAGTTGTATCTTATTTGGAGCTGGATACTAGTCGTTTTAGAAATGCATTACAAGGTGCTAGTTCACAACTTAGGCAATTTGCAGACAGCAGTAGTAGAATAAATTCTCTTGGTGGTACTTTTAAAACAGTTGGTTCATCACTTACTACTTTTGTATCAGCACCTTTAACAGGGATTGGAGTAGCACTCACTAAATTTGCAGGGGATTTTGAAGAATCTTCAAATAAAGTAACAACTATAGCTGATACTACGGTTATGTCTATAGAAGAAATACAAAAAGGAGTATTAAAACTTTCTAATGAAATGGGTATTGCTGCAACAGAATTAAATGAAACATTGTATCAAACAATATCGGCAACTGGTGATACTGCTAACGCATTAGGATATGTAGAAATAGCTTCAAAGGCTGCTATTGGCGGATTCACAGACACTACTACTGCAGTTGATGGTTTAACTACTGTTTTGAATGCATATGGTTTAAAAGGAAAAGAAGCTATGCAATCAGTTGCAGACCAAATGCTTATGGCTCAGAATTATGGTAAAACTACTTTTGGAGAAATGGCTCAATCAATAGGGAATGTGATTCCAATAGCTGCAAGTTTAAATGTATCAACTAAAGAATTATTTGGTTCTCTTGCAACATTGACAAAAAATGGTATAGGAACTAGTGAAGCAGTGACTGGATTAAAAGCAGCATTTAGCAATATTATTAAACCAAGTAAACAGGCATCAGAACTTGCTGATGAGTTAGGAATTGAATTCAATGCAGCTCATTTTAAATCAGTAGGGTGGGCTAAGTTTTTAGATGAAATTAGAGAAAAAACAGGTGGAAATGCAGAAAAAATGGCTCAATTATTTGGTTCGGTTGAGGCATTAAATGCAGTTACGGTATTAGCTGTAACAGGAGCAGAGGATTTTGCTGGAGCATTACAGGCTATGGAACAATCCGCAGGGCAAACACAAAAAGCATTTCAAAAAATGGACCAAGGTGCTAATGATAGTATAGAAGATATGTTTAATTCTTTAAGAAATTTAGGTATAGAACTAGGACAAGTGTTATTACCTTATATTATGAATGTGATAGAGAAAGTACAAGAATGGATAGATTGGTTTGAGGGGTTAGATGATAGTACGAAAGAGCTGATTGTAAAAATAGGAATGCTTGTAGCAGCTATAGGGCCAGTACTACTCGTATTTGGACAATTCGCAGGGGCGATAGGCAATATAATAAACGTTGGAGGTAAACTAGTTGCAAATTGGGGAACTATTTCATCAGCAGCAACCAAATTTGCTGGATTTTTAAAACCATTATTGGGTGGTTTGTTTACCCCTTGGGGGTTGGCTATAGCAGGAGCAATCGCAGCAGGATATTTGATAATTAAGAACTGGGATAAGATTAAAGAAGGTGCTAAAAAATTAAAAGGTTTTTTAGGTAGAAAATTTAATGATATAAAAGAAAGTATATCGAATAAATGGAATCAGGTTAAAGAAAAGACTAGTAAAACATGGGGTTATATAAAAACTAGCACTAGTGAAACATGGAATAATATGCAATCTGCAATAAAAAATAAAGTATCAAGCATATTTGATAATGTGAAAGATAAGATGAATTCTATAAAAAGTACTATATCTGAAAAATGGAATTCAATAAAAGAAAACACATTACAAACATGGCAAACAATGAGAAATAAAATAAGCGAACATGGTGGAGGTATTAAGGGTGTAATAGGAACTTATGCAGAAGGATATAAAAATATTTGGAAGAAGAGTTTTAATTTTATGGACGATTTAACTGGTGGAAAAATGAGTAATATTAAATATACAATTACACAATCAGTTAATAATATAAAAACTAAAATGTTAAATACATGGAGTAGTATTAAAGATAGTTTAGTAAATACTTGGAATAATTTAAAATCAAGTGCAAGTAATATATTTAAAAATATAGCAAGTGCTATCGTAAAACCATTTAAAAATATCCATATTCCTACACCATATTTTGATTTTTCTGTAACATATAAGAAGGTAGGTAAAATTAAAGTACCAATTCCTGATGTTGATGTAAACTGGTATGCAAAGGGTGGTATTTTCAATAGACCAAGCGTCATTGGAGTTGGTGAAGCAGGAACAGAAGCGGTACTTCCAATTGACAAGTTAGATGAAATCTTAGCAAGAGCTCTTAAAAAAGTAGGAGATAAAAGTTTTAATTCTGAAAGTGCTGCTTCTAGTGGAATTACTCTTCACATAGAAAACTTTTATAATAACACGGATAAAGATATTGAGCAACTTGCTTATGAATTAGAGTTTTATAGACAAAGAGTGGTAATGGGAAGGGGTGGTGTATAGTGTTGAGTTTTAATTTCAATGGGAAAGATAGCTATATAGACTTTGGAATACTGATTACAAAAAGACCTACCATCCCTTCACCTAAACGAAGGATATCCTATATAGATATTCCGGGAAGGCATTCAAGATTAAAATATGACGAAGGTACATTTGAAGATATTACTATAGTTGTTGAATGTGCTATAAAATCAGAGGACAATTTAAATATAAAAATTGATGAAATAAAAGCATGGTTATTTAATGCAGGAGAAAGTGATTTAATATTTAGTTTTCAACCAGATAAAAAATATATTGCTCAAGTAGTAAATGCTATTGATTTTGAACAAGCATTTGAATATGCATCAAGATTTCCTGTCATTTTTAATTGCAAACCATTTAAGTATACAGTACAAAATACAATACTTACGATTACAGAAAATAATAGTAGTATAATTAATCCTGGTACTATTGAAAGTGAACCTATAATTAGTATTTACGGAAATGGTGATATAACTCTTATGATAAATAGTAATGCAATAAAATTAACTGACATTAATAATAAAATTATTTTAAATTGTGAAATTAAAGATTGCTATGATGATGAGATTAATAGTTTAAATTCAAAAATGTTAGGTGAATTTCCAATACTTATACCAGGTCAAAATACTATTGAGTGGACAGGAAATGTAGAAAAGATAGAAATTCTTCCTAACTGGCGGTGGTTGTAGTGATTATAGTTTATGATAAGAAAACAACAAAGGGGAATTTTAACAATAACGGACTTGCAATACTTGATGAATGCATAAAAGCAGAAATAACTGAAGAGCTTAATGGAGAATATAGTTTATATATTGAATACCCTGCAAATTCTAAAAAAGCAAATTTTCTTATAGAATTCAATATTATAAAAGCAGACGGTCAGCTTTTTAGAATATATAAGATTGAAAGGGAGCAAAAAATTATAAGAAAAATAAAGATTTGGGCAAGGCATATATTTTATGACCTTGCTTTTTATTTTATAGAAGCAGTAAATCTTTTAAATGCCAACATGAAAGAAGCTTTAGAAGGTACTATACCACCTGAAGCACAAGTAATATTTGAATTTAAAGCACCAGAAAAGAACATTTATCCTGTGAAAATGAGGAATGTAAATGGTCTTGAAGCTATTTTTAAACTCATTGAAATATATGGTGGGGAGTTAAAGAGAAATAACTATCAGACTGAAATAGCAGAAAAATTGGGAGAAACAAAAGACATTATAGTAAAATACGGTAAGAATATAAAAGGATTAAGGGCTATCATTGATACAAATGAATTTGCTACACGAATATATCCAATTGGAGAGAACAATTTAGTTCTTCCTGAAAGATATATAGAAGCAGACAGTAACATAACAAACCTTCTTCCATACCCAATCACAAGAAAAATAGAGTTTCAAGGAATTAAAGATGTAGAGCAATTGAGAGACGTGGCTAAAGAGTATATAAAAAAGATTTCTAATCCTTTTATTAATATTAAAGTTGATTTTTTAGAACTTAGTAAAACAAAAGAATATAAAGAGTATTCAAATCTGTTTAAGTTAAGTTTAGGAGATATAGTAAAGGTAAAACATGAGAAACTTGGTATTTACTCTGAATTACGTGTTATAAAAAAAGTCAAGGATTTATTGAATCCTATAAACACTAAAATAGAATTTGGGGTTCCGTTAAATACAATAATAAATAAATTAGATTTTACAAGTATTATAGAAAAACTGGAAAGCAAAATTGAAGGAAGTCAAAACGCAGTTATTATAAAGAAAAATAGTGAAGCAATTACAATAAGTTTAACTTCATTTTATCAAGCAATTGCAGTAGGAATTTCAGCTTTAGCAGATACCAATCTAACTTGTAATTTAATCATTAACGGAACAGCTAGTAGTGACCTTACTCTTTATATGAAGTTTTCATTAGACGGGCAGTACTACGAATTTCAGCCCAGCCAAAAGTTATCTAGTGGGGAAAATATAATTAATCTAACTATTCCTATCCCTCAAGTAACAGCAGGACATCATGCTTTTGTAGTAGAAATGAAAACTTCAGAAGGTACATTTAATATTGATAAAAACAATCTACAAGTAATGATAGAAGGAAGGAATTTAGAAGGTGGATTAAGTCCAAGTTTACCTAGAGCAGAAGTTATGCAATTTGTGTTATATTCTTTGTTTCTAAACAAAATACAAAGTTATAAAAATAATTTAAAAACGGAAGTAAATATTAATAATCCTATAGATGATAAGCTGCAAAATTTACAGCAGATAAGCTATAATGAAGCATTAAGTAAAGGTATAACAAACATAAAAACAGATAATAAAATTACTATGAAAATTATAAGAATTAGTCAGAAGGCTAATGAAGATTTCTACTTAAATCTAATTACAGACGAATGGGTGAAACACTTTAAAGAGCTAAAGGATATGGGAGATGGAAACTGGAAAGAAGATAATTATATTACTATTAAAGAACTAAAGCCAACTACGAAAGGAGAGCCTGGAACATTACTCGGATTAGGAGCTGTATTTACAGTACAATTTTCAGACCCAAGTCAATATAAGGAGTTAGAAAATTTTGAAGTAAGTTTAGTCAAAGTAGGTGGTGTCTAAAATAAATGCTTAAAATAGAAACTTTTGAAAATGAATCTTTAATATTTAATTTTACAGGAGATTGGGAAAGAACTACACAAAGAGCTTATGAAGGAAATTATTCTTATGGAAGCAAAAATATTTCTCACAGCCAAGAATCTAATGCTTATCTGACAGTTACTACAGATTATATAGAATTCTATTGGTATGTTAGTTCTGAAAGTAGTTATGATTATTTTGAATTTTATATTGATGGTAATAGAGAAATTAGACAATCGGGAACTTCAGGGTGGAATAAGTTTTCAAAATCATTAACTAAAGAAGAACACACTTTTCATTGGAAATATTATAAAGATGGCTCAGTAGATCGAGGAGATGACCGGGCTTATATTGACAACTTAATTTTAAATATTGGGGAAAGTCGCTATTTTATAGAAGATGAAGGGGTATTAAAAGTTTGGAATGGAACAAATCAGCAGTATGATGTAGTTCAAATAATTGATGAACAGACTCAGGAACTAGTGGATTTAACACCAGACAAATTAACAGATGAGATATTTTTAAACTATGGAATGGAGACACTAAAAGTAAGTAGGGCAGGTCTTGTTGATTTGCGACCTAAGATTTATTATTTTACAAATGAAGATGAAATAGTAAATCAGCCTGAAGGTTTTTGTCTTAAACTAATTGAAACAGTAAAGAGCCTTCCTAAAATAGTAGTAGAAAACACAGGAAGAATACTAGAACAAACAATTAGTTCAATTACCATTGATGATACTGTTAGTGGAACTGGTGATTTGCAGTATGCTCTTAGTAAAGATAAAAACACATGGTATGTTTTTGATACAACAAATAAAGTGTGGCAAGTTGTAGACATTACAAATGATACAGACTTTGCAGCAAAAGGAATGAGAAAAGAAGATTTTGAAGTAATAACTGAAGCTCACTATGAAGAAATATTTAAAGTGGGTGATGAATTATATTTAGCATTTCGTTTTTATAAAGGGGAAGAAACAGATGAATGTAAATTCAAGGGAGTCAAAATAAACTATACTTCTCCTTTAGATATTATTATTTAGGAGGTAGAGTATGGCTGTAAGAGAAGTTATAAGCTATAATAAAGATTATTTAACAGGAGAAGTTTATACAGATAAAAAGAAGAAAGAAGACACAGGAATAAAAGGTAAAGTACTAGTTGAGCTCTTTGATGCAAAAACAAATAAAAAAGTAAAAGAAGCTTATACAGAGAATATCATTCCAGATATTGTTTTTAAGGAACTTTTTTTAAGATTTTTTTCAGGAGATGTGATGGGAATAGATTATAGTTATATTGGTAGATTAGAGAATTTATTCAGTTATATATATCTTACAGATTCAACAAAACCTGAAAGTGCTAGTTCTGAAAAAATATCTGGTAATATCATAGGCTATGCACATAGAAATATACCATATTCAGGAACGGATACAAAGAGAGGGACTATAAATATAACAGAGACAACCCTTGAAATAAATAATGGAAAAATCAGATTAAACTTTGTATTTGACTTTCCAACCCATGCTGCAAACGGAAGCTTTGAAAGCATATATTGGGGAGATGCACCAGAGGATTTAGATTATTTTCATATAGGGCCGCCTATTGTTGGAAGGGGCTCCGGTGATGGGAAAATATATGCAGATGCAGATACAGAAGAAGATGACACCCAAGATATATACTGGAGTATCCATTATTTTATGCATGGACATGCAGCTAAATATACAATATATACGGATTATAATAAAGGTTATGTTTGTTTTGATGGGTCATACAGCAGTGCAATAAATTCTACCTACTTTGCTTTTCCTGAACATTTAAAAGGATACCAACTTATAGTGCCATTTAACTACAACATAAGGGGTTTTGCAGATTGGGATAATGCAATAAAGCTTTTAAATGATAGTGGAGAGCCTATTGCTTCTTCTGACATAAGTGGAGTTTTTCCAATATTAAATGAGGCAGGGGAAATAGATTATATAATTGGCTGGGATATTAACTGGGATAATGGTACATCATTAAAGATTTATAAATGGAGTAACGTAGGTGTATTACAGGAATTTCATGAGATAAATAACATAGCTGCTACTTTTAAAGATGAATACAATTCAAATTTTATAGTACAAAATGTTAGTGTTGAACCTATTTATTGGGGTGGGAAAATAGAGCTTTACGGTTATCACAGAAGAACAGATGAAGTAACTGGAGAATATATTTACTCTAATAAAGTGATAAGATTAAACCTCGACTGTACTAAAGACAGTGAAATGAATCTTAAACCTAAAATAGGAAGTTCTTTATGGTTTTCAACTAAAGGAATGGATAGTGGGAATATAGAGAGAAGGTGCTACTTACGTTCCTTGGCGGCAAGAACTAAGAATAGAATATATCTTTTTTATGAAGGAATAAATGGTGGAAGTGACTTTTATCAAGTTATAACACCGGAAGGCAACTTGTTAAAGCCATATAAAGAACTATGGGGTAGTGATAATAGCGATTATGGAGTTTGTAATATAATAGGTACAGATAAATGGATTATGTACTATAGAGATTATTATTCAGGCTCTAGCTATACTTTTGCAGTCTATCAAACAGCAACATCAAAACCTTGTGGTGCCCATACAAAACTTGCAAAGCCAGTAGAAAAAACTGATGCAAATACTATGAAGATTCAGTATATGTTTGAAATTGATTTAGTTGATTGTGCTAATGACTTATATTAGAGAAAATAGGAGGGAAAGCAAGTGAATATTAAAATGATATTTAACACTATAGTGGCATCCTTAGCCACTGGTATAACATATCTAATAGGAGGGTGGGATGCCACTTTGAAAATATTAGCTATGTTTATTGTTGTTGATTATATAACGGGATTAATGAAAGCTATATACAAAAAAGAAGTATCAAGCGATATTGGTTGGAAAGGATTATTAAAAAAGGCGTCTATTTTTATAGTTGTTATTGTAGCTTATCAGCTAGATGCTGCTATAGCGAATGAAGCACCTTTATTTAGAACTATGTCATGCTATTTCTACATAGCGAATGAAGGTATCAGCATTACGGAAAATATTGCAATATTAGGTGTCCCATTACCTGGTTTCATACTAAAAGTCCTTAAAAATGTTAAAGAGCAAAACGATAATCCAGAGGTGGTTAATAAATGAAAACATTAATTATTGATGCTGGACATGGAGGTTCTGATACTGGAGCCTCCGCTTTTGGTTATTTAGAAAAAGATTTAAACTTAGTCATAGCTAAAAGAGTGAGAGAACTTTTGAGGGAATTTGAACCAGACATGACAAGAACTACTGATATAACATTAAAAGCTAGGGCAAGGGCTAATAAAATAAAAGATAAATATAAATATTGCTTATCAATACATTTAAATGCTTATAATAGTTCAGTTAGTGGAATTGAAACAATACATTCGATATATTCAGAAAAAGGCAAACAATTAGCAGAGATAATAGCAAAAAATCTTAATGAGAAATTAGGTTTACCTATTAGAAGAGTGTTCAGTAGAAAAGGTAAGCGAGGAGATTATTACTATATGCATAGGCTTACAGGAAGTACAACAACAGTAATAGTAGAAGGATTATTTCTAGATAAAGACATAGAATACTTAAATGTAGAAAGAATAGCTCAAGGTATTGCTAGTGGATTTAAAGAATTTATGAGTTGTAAAGAATTTTAGACTAGGGTGTGATGCCCTAGTCTTTTTTTTGTTTTTTGAAGATATTTGATAATATATTCTATATTTATTAAAATATAAAATATGTATTAAGATATGAATACAATATATGGTATAATAATTCTTGAGTTATTCGAAATCAGATTTCTGATTTTAATGATTGGAATAGTTACTTGAATCATTTATATGAACTGTACTTAGAAGATTTTTTTTATAACAAAGTATATTATAAAGGTATGCCTGTAAAAACATTTACAAATCTCAATTATAATGGTAAACAGCAATCTTTTGAACATATTACAACAAAAGGTTCTAAAGATAGAATATATAATGTTTTAAGGTGTGAACGTATTAAATGGATTAAAAAAATAATTGAAAGTTTATGTAATGGCTGTGACAATATAGCAACTTGGCAAGAGAAACATAAGAATAAATATAGAATAATAATATGGTGTCAAAAAACTGACTTTGTAATTGTATTAGAACGAAGAAAGAATGAATATTATTTAATTACAGCTTATTGTGTAATTTATGAAAACAAAAGAAAAGATTTAAGAAAGAAATATATAAAATATATTACAAAAGACCGAAGTCGCCTATCTCAAAGATAG